ATTAGTGAGCGTATTATAGGGATTTGTTGCGTCTCCCAGATAATACGCATCTGCTTTTCGTATCCTAAAAGGTGGAGCAATCGAATGGAAACCCATGCGTGACTCATCAGTTAGGCCGACATACAGCTCCACGACCGGGGTGACAGACTTATCACCAGATAAATTAGTAATCTCAAGAATGAGATTTCCAAAATCGGCCGTGGATAAATATGGATATACAGTGGAGCCAGAAAACGTTAAAAACTTATTTGGCGAACCCATGAACTTATAAAACGATGTATCAGGTATAACAAACTCGTACAAAATAGTCGACGAAGTTTGCTTTACCGGCGTCAATTGATAAGGCATAGGAGGTTCACCTATTGTAGAAGTTAACGTAATCGGCGGGTAGGAAGAAACGTTAGGAGGACTACCAAGAATAGTGGCAGTATCAACATTAACATTAAAAGTTTGAGGCTGATAATACACTCGAGTAAATATATTATCAATAGTCGCCGTCTCATCGGTGCTACGAGGTAACGTAACGGCGATTCTAAACTTAAATCCTACTGTTTTTCCGTAATACATCCTAGATACCATGCCCATTGGAGAATAATAAAATTCATCCGGCTTCTCATACAAGAAACCAGATAGTGCATAGGTATTTATAGCTGTAGCGCCGGCGTTTATCTCCTGAGTTAACGCTTCGGTCTTATACATACGTCTAATGATATCACGCATGTTAATATTGGGCTTCAATCGAGTACATTCAATAGGTAATGATTGGCGTTCATTACTCAAATCTGGGTGTTGATCTTGCGGCTCATTCATGACTTGAATAGGTCCTGACTGAGGTTCAAAAACGCGGTCTGTGCGTTTTCTAACACGCCTGATGTGAGTTATAATACCATTGCGCATAATATAATTAGCGGGGTCATCGAAGAAAGCTGGGGGTAGTGCATAATCAGCTACGACCTTTTTCTTAATCTTGTCGGAATACCTTATCATTTCTGGTTGACTCAGAGCTGACGTATCGTCAGGAGCTATAGCTCCTATAAAACTTTTTGGAAGCTCA